CCCGTCGGATCGCATGGGATTACTTCAAGTACTACGCCCAACCTCTGACGCAGGACGCTAACGAGAGCCAGATGACGCTGACCCTTGTAAACGGGGTCAAGATCAGCCTATTCGGTGCCGACAACGCCGATGCCATGCGCGGTCTTGGCTTCTCCGGACTGTATCTAGACGAATACGGTGACTTTAAGCCGTCAGTATTCGGCAACGTATTGAGAGCCGCCCTCGCCGACAAGGGCGGTTGGTGCGTGTTCGCGGGTACGCCGAAGGGCAAGAATCAGTTTTGGCAGATATACGAAACAGCCCAACGTAACCCGGATGATTGGTTCCTGCTGCGCCTTCCAGCAAGTCAGTCTGGCTTACTCCCGCCATCGGAGTTAGCCGCTGCGAGGGCGCAATTGACCGAGGATCAATACTTGCAGGAGTTTGAGTGCAGTTTTGAGGCTGCCATCCTCGGTGCTTTTTACGGCACGGAACTGCGACAAGCAGACGACCAAGGCCGAATCAGCGACAAGGTGCAATACGACCCCGAGTTCCCCGTCCACACGGCATGGGACTTGGGCTACCGCGACGACACGGCGATATGGTGGTACCAAGTCATCGGCGGGGAAGTTAGGGTCATCGACTTCTACGCCATCTCGGGCGCAGACATTAACGCCATAGCCGAGGTCGTGGCCGGTAAACGCTACCGCTACGGCAAACACCAACTCCCGCATGACGCTCGGGCCAAGTCCTTGCAGACCGGCAAGAGCATCGTAGAGCAACTGGCCGATAAACTCGGCTTTGCCAAACTTGCCGTCGTTCCCGACATCGGGCTACAGGACGGCATCCAAGCCGTACGTCAGATGCTCCCTCGCGTCTGGTTCAACGGAGCCAAGTGCGCCGATGGCATAGAGGCTTTACGTCAGTACCAACGTGAGTATGATGAGGACAGAAAGGCATTTCGGGCTTCACCCCGACATGATTGGACATCTCACCCCGCAGATGCCTTTCGCATGATGGCCGTGGCATGGCGACAGGAGCCGACAGTCGCCATTGCCCCCGAGCAAAAGGCGTTGATCGTCGGCCCACAGAACCAAGTGTCGCTCAACGATATGTGGGCGGCACATGAGAGGCAATCGCCTCGGAGAGCAAGAATATGAGCGGAGTTTCTTATCCTTATCGCTACCCGTATGAGACGGTCGCGGCTAGTCAGACGGCGCAAGTGCTTGGTGGCACGGGCGCGGCTGGCGACTACTTGCACCGCATCGTGGTGAACGTAGCGACCTCGCTAACCTCCACGGTCAGCGTGATTGACGGTAGCACCACGATCCTCGCAATCCCGGCCAGCACGCCGGTAGGTTCTTACAGTCTTGAACTGAACCTTGCCGCCGCGACCGGCCCGTGGAAGATCACGACAGGAGCAGGGGTCACGGTTCTTGCCGTTGGCCTCTTTACGCCGTAATGCGTAAAGCAGGACTTTACGCCAACATCCTCGCCAAGCAGGAGAGGATTAAGGCGGGATCGGGTGAGCGAATGAAGCGTCCGGGCGAGGCGGGGCGACCGACTGCCGCTGACTTTAAGCAAGCCGCCAAGACTGCGAAACCCGAGAACAAAGGTTACGCATGAGCGCAGCGTGGCAGCGGAGCGAGGGGAAGAACCCGAAAGGCGGTCTAAACGCAAAGGGCCGCGCTTCCTATAAAGCCGAGACAGGCGGGACGCTCAAGCCTCCCGTCAAGAAGGGCGACAATCCGCGCCGCGCTAGTTTCCTTGCCCGCATGGGCAATATGCCGGGGCCGATGGAAAAGAACGGCAAGCCGACCCGCCTCGCCCTTGCGCTACGAGCGTGGGGCGCGTCCAGCAAAGAGGACGCAAAGAGCAAGGCGGCGGCTATCTCGGCCCGTAACAAAGGGAAAGACTAATGGAACAGCCCGTTAGCCAAGAATTAGACAAGTACTTGCGCGTCATCGGGCAGTACGACAACGAGTTTGCCAAGTGGCAAGCCCGCGTCAAGAAACTCATCAAGCGTTACCGCGACGACACGCGGGGTCAGTCGGGCAACGAGACGGCCAAGTTCAACATCCTGTGGTCAAACGTACAGACGTTGATTCCTGCCGTTTACGCCAAACTGCCGAAGGCCGACATCAGCCGACGCTTTGGCGACAACGACCAAGTGGGCCGCGTAGCCGCGCAGTTAATCGAACGCGCCGTAGACTTTGAAATAGAGCATTACCCCGACTTTCGCGCAACGATGAAGTATTGCGTGGAGGATCGGTTCCTCGGCGGTCGCGGTGTGGCATGGGTGCGGTACGAGCCGCACGTTAGTCCCATTGGCGTAGAGGACGACGGGCTACAGGTCACCGAGGACATTGAGCGTGGCGAAGGCGCACCGCCTGACCTTGAGCAGATTGAGTACGAATGCGCCCCCGTGGATTACGTCCATTGGAAGGACTTTGGACACTCGCAAGCCCGTACATGGGAAGAAGTCGGTCAGGTGTGGCGTTGGGTCTACATGACCCGCGAAGCCCTCGCTGAACGCTTTGGCGAGGAGATGGCCCGCAAGATTCCGACCGACCAAAGCCCGGATCAACTGAACGCCTACCGCGACAGCAAGCGTCAGAGCAACCTCGCCAAGATATGCGAGTTGTGGGACAAGGAGACGCTGAAGGTTTACTGGTTTACCAAGGGGATGCCGCAAGTCATCGACGTACGCGACGACCCGCTTGGCCTTGAGGGGTTCTTCCCCTGCCCGAAGCCGCTCTACGCGACCACAACCTCGGACAACCTCGTACCCGTCCCCGATTTCGTCCTGTATCAAGATCAAGCGATGGAGTTGGACATCCTGTCCGACCGCATTGACGGCTTGGTGAAGGCTCTGCGCGTCCGTGGCGTGTACGACAGCAGCCAACCCGCGCTGCAACGTCTAATGACCGAGGGCGACAACAACGCCCTTATCCCGGTGGACAAGTGGCAAGCGTTTAGCGAGAAGGGTGGACTGAAGGGCAGCATTGACCTGTTGCCGCTAGACACCCTCGCCGCTGCACTCATCCAGTGCTATCAGGCTCGTGCCGACATCAAGAATCAAATCTACGAAATCACAGGCATCGCCGACATCATTCGCGGGCAGTCTGCCGCCAGCGAGACGGCGACCGCGCAGCAGATAAAGGGGCAGTACGCGGGTCTGCGTCTCCGCTCTATGCAGGAGGACGTAGCCCTGTTTGCGACCGAGGTGATTCGCCTCAAAGCGCAAATCATGTGTACCAAGTACCAACCCAAGACCATCTTGGAGTACGCGGCTGCACAGCAGATGAGCGAGGCCGACCAAGCCCTCATTTCGCAAGCCCTGCAACTGATCCAAAACAAGCCGCTGCGTAACTTCCGCATCGACATTGCCGCTGACTCGCTCGTACAGATCGACGAGATGCAGAACAAGCGCGACCGGCTGGAGTTTATCCAAGCGTTCGGCGGGTTCCTTCAACAAGCGTTGCCGGTGGGCCAAAACGCCCCCGAGATGGTGCCGGTCATGGTTGACCTCCTCAAGTTTGGCGTACAGGCGTTCAAGACGGCGCGTCCGCTTGAGGGTGCGTTGGATCAAGCCTTGGAGCAGATGAAGCAATCTGCCGCGCAGCCGAAGGGCAACCCGGAGGCCGAAGCGATGCAAGCGCAAGCGCAAGCGGATATGCAAAAGAGCCAGATGGAGATGCAAGCCGACTCTGCCAAGATGCAAGCGCAGATGCAGTTGGAGCAAGCCAAGTTGCAGCAAGAGGCCGCGTTGGAGCAGCAGCGGCAACAGTTTGAAGCGCAGATCAAGGCGCAAGAACTCGCGCAAAAGGAACAGATGGAGCGGTTCAAGGCCGAACTGGACGCTGCAACGAAAATCATGGTGGCGCGTATTGCTGCCAACCCCGGTCTGGACATCCCGCTACTGGAAGCGCAGCAAGCGACGACCGAGCGGGTGGTGCAGGACATGGGCGCAGAGGTCAAGGCCGCTATGGATCGCCTCGGTGCGCTCTACGAGAACCTTGCCAACGCACAGACGGAAGGCATGAACGGCATCCGCTCGGCCCTCACTACGCTGACCGCTCCGAAGCGCATCATCCGTGGCCCCGATGGCCGTGCGGTTGGCGTAGAAGCGGTGCAGCAGACGCTAGAGTTCGCGCCCGAGATGAGGCCGCAGTAATGGCGACGATTACGACAACCCGTGGTGAGATGGACGAGGCCGACCTGACAAAAAGGGAAGGTGCTGTTGAGACTGACCACGAATTCACGAAATGGGTGGAATATTGGTTTGAGAA